TAAAGGGAGGTTCTGAATGGTTCAACTCTGGTAAGTGTATGGTGACAGTTCACCGTGAAGATATAACCACAAACCAAGTACAGATATTTTTTAATAAGATTAAACCGAGGTCATGTGGTAGTGTAGGGGATTGTGTTCTACATTTCGATTTAGATAAATTGGTTTACTACCAAAACGAATTGAAAGGAAACTACATCGAAAAGATTTATGCAAGCCCAAAGGATGCGCCACAGAATAAGCAACAAGTAAACACATCGTTAAATAGATTTCAGTCGAATTTTGAGAACGATTTACCATTTTAAAAATTGAATTATGTTTGAATCAAGTAAAGCAGAAGTGCTACGGAATTGTAGCGACGAAGTAAGGAAAGAGCAAATAAAGCGATTAGAGCAACTAATAGGCAAGCGGTCAATAGCAAGTACCATTCTTTGGTTAAAGTCGCTTAGAAAGCAAGCAGAAGCGAAAAACAGCCATTCTTTTGTGCAAACCTGTACGCACGAAATTGAAAACTTATCACTCACTTACAATCAGTACGAAGAATTGCAACGAGAATTGGAAGTCGCTCGCGGTCGGGCAATGGATTTGGAAGGCAAATTAATCGTGCAATTGCAAGTGAATGAGCAACTACGTAGAGTTGTGCGGAATTATGAAGCGGAATTTGGTAAATAACCACTCATCCGACATATCAGCCGTTCATCACAATAAAACGCGGTGAATCTATGTAAATCGTAAATTTGAGGAAATAAAAAACAGAACTATGAAAAATCTATTCAAATCATTGGCTACTTTTCAGCAAGAAGTGCCTGTAATTTTTAAAGACACCCAAGCGTACGGGTATAAATACGCAGATTTACCACGCATTTTTGAGGTTATCAACCCACTAATGAAGTCGAATGGGTTAGGATTCACACAATTAATTGAAGGTGAAGTATTAAAGACAATCGTTTTTCACGTAGAAAGCGGTGAGTTTATTGAATCCACATTGAACATACCGCAAGACGTTCAATTGAAAGGTATGAATGAATTTCAAGTTATGGGTTCGGCTATTACTTACCTAAGACGTTATGCGATTAGTTCAATGCTTGGGCTTGTAACCGACAAAGATAACGATGCGCAAGGCGAACAACTACCTAAACAACAACCGCAACCCGTAAAAGAAAAACCGTTATTTACCGAGGCGAACTTTGAGAAAGCAAAAGCAGCGGGTGCCACTATTGACCGAATCAAACAAGCGTACACAATTACACCAGATGTTGAACAAAAATACTTGGACTATGCAAAGAAGTAATGAATGGTATGAGCAGAGACTTGGACGTTTTACAGCGTCCGAGATTCACGCTCTAATGGGTGCAAAAGCACTTGGCGAAACGGGTTTATCACTCGCACGTAAGAAAGCGCAAGAAATTGTTTTTGGACGTGATGAATCATGGAATGTTGAAACTTGGGACATGAAAAGGGGGATTGAACAAGAGGAACGTGCTTTTGACATATTTAAAGAACGCATGGCAAAAGACTTTATCGAAGTTGAGAAAGCATCGTTTTTTCCTTTGGGTTTAAATTCAGGCGCATCTCCAGATGGATTGGTTGGACAAAATGCAGTTTTAGAGATTAAATGTCCACGACCAGAAAAGTTTTTTGAACTGATTGAGAAAGGTTCGGATGCAATTGACAAAAAATATTACTATCAAATGCAACTACAAATGAAATGCACTAACTCGGAGCAATGCCATTTTTTTAATTACCTTGTATGGAATGGTCAAGAGTTAACGCATGAAATAGTAGTTAAATATGACCAAGCGGTAGTAGGGAAAATACTTGATCGAATTGAAAGCGCAGCAAAAGAAAGAGATTTGATAGTTAAAGACCTGATTGAAAATTGTCAATTTAAGGAATTATTGAAGCCTTACGGAAGATAAAAGAACACGTAACACTCGCACGGAATTACTTTGATGAGTTGATGAGTGGTTATATTATTAACATTTAATTTAACGGATATGTTGAAGGTTTATTTAAAATTAATGGCATTAAAAGATTTAGAATCTGGATGGAAAGAAGGTGAAGTTTTTGAAATGATAAATGATGTTTTTGATAAAAAGAACGGTGTTGCTTATTGGAGCTTAGATAAAGATTGGGAAATTATAAAAATGGAAATACGTGAGTTTAAAGATATTCATCTATAAAATAACCAAACAAAATGGAAACACGCGAAATAAAGATTACCCGCGAAACAGCGGAAAGATGGTACAACGGATGCGACAAGGAGTTGAAGGAACTCGCTTTGCAGACGTACCCAGAACTAAAAGAACCCGAATACAAGATTGGCGAAAGATATGCGTTTGCGGATATGGAACACCATTTTGATATAGGGTCATTTGACGTAGGGGAACTACACAATGTTGATTTATATCATTCTCAAAAATGGAAAATGAAGTGTGGTGATTGGTACAAATATATCCGAAAAATCGAATACAAGTTTATGGATTGAGAAAAATGCGTATATTTGATGTGAAGATAGTCTTTTGACATTTTCAAATTGGTTTTTTTTTATTAGGTAAGCGAAACCCCACTATAACGGTGGGGTTTTGGTTTTAATAAAAAGTTGTATATTAGCGGAATGAAATGATAGCCAAATGAACGAAAAGGATTTGATTTTAAAAAAAGTTGCCGAACATCACGCGATGTGGGTACGGATAATTAAAACGTTTGGCGAATCAGATTACTGCGAGGACTTAGTACAGGAGATGTATATTCTCATGCACAAGTACGGCAAAACGGAAAAGGTGCTAAACAAAGAAGCTGTCAACATTCCTTACGTTTACAAGACACTGCAAAATATCTTCATCAAATTCAAGACACAACAAGACAAGGTGAAGAAAGTTGACATCGAAACAATCAGAAACTTACCAGAACCACCTTGCATGGTTGAATACATCGAAAAGCAAACAAAGATATTTGAAGCAACACAAGAGCAAATCAAACACCTTGACGAATACGAGCAACACCTGATAACAATTCACGTCAAACATGAAAAGAGTTATCGCGATATACAAGAGGCAACAGGGATAAATAAAGACTACCTTTGCAAAGATATGAAGGCGATAAGATCAAAGTTTCAAGACGTTGCAGAAGATTATCAGGACTTAAAAAACGGAGATTTAGAACTAATATAAAAAAAATGGGTAGACCGAGAAAAAAGGCTCAAGGGTTGGGAGATACAATCGAGCAAATAACAGAAGCGACAGGGATTAAAAAAGTAGTAAAGGCATTATTTGGAGACGACTGCGGATGCGATGAGCGCAAAGAGAAACTCAACAAGATATTTCCATACAATAAAATCGAATGTCTTGAGGAAAGTGAGTACAACACTTTGACACAAATTATCGTTAAGGGTAAAATGACATTTTCACCAAGCGAACAAATGCAGTTGCTCAAAGTTTACAACCGAGTGTTTAATGTGAAGCAACAGCCAACTAACTGCAATAGTTGCTGGAGGGAAATAATCAAACGCTTAGATAAATTAGTAGAACAATATAAAAACGAAATGAATGAAAACAATTAAACTATTGTTCGTATCGGCATTGGTTTTGATGTCATGCGAAAAGAAAACTAAAACAACTGGTTGTGATTGCATCCAAAAGCACTACGCAAAAGAAGCGCAATGGAACGGTAGCAGTATGCAGGTTGTGTCAACGTGGCAATACGACAGTGAAGAACTTTCAGAAGATTGCAACAATGATGGCAAAGTAGTTGAAAAGACTACCAACACTTATTACGTAATTGAGTGCAACTGATGGGAAAGTACGAAAAGCAACAGCGCAATTACAGACAGAAAGTAATGCGCAACATCATTCACAACATCGAGTTTGAAAAGATGGTGAAGGAAATGAACGACGATGATACATACACCTTGAATCATCCTAGTTTTAATAGCGAAGATGGTTTAACGCTTACAGGATCGCATTGGAAGAAACTTTTAAATATTTGGCAAAATGGGACGGCCTCCTAAAATTGAATCACCAGAAATGCTGTATGAATTATTTCAACAGTATAAAAAAGAAGTGAAAAGCACGCCTATTTTGGTGCATGATTTCGTTGGAAAAGATGCGAGCGAAGTAAGACGTGAAAAAGAAAAGCCGCTAACGTTTGAGGGCTTTGAGTGCTTCGTTTGGGATAAGGGCATATCTAAAGGTATTGACCATATTTTTAGTAATCAGGGAGGGCGTTATAAACGCTTTTTGTCCATCTGTTCGCGTATTAAGAAAGAAATCCGTGCAGATCAGATTCAAGGCGGTATGGCTGGCATCTACAATCCAAGCATTACACAACGACTGAACAACCTAGTAGATAAGGTAGAACAAACCGTTATCGAACAACCTTTATTTGCAGACGATGAAAGTGACACCGAAGAAGATGCATAACGGCATCAACGACTTTTATTTGATGCAAATACGGTACGCTAATTTCAATACCTATTGGGGTTTTTATTTATGGCTAAATTGATATGTTTAAAGTAACTACATGTATTAAAAAGATACGAAGCCTAACAAGGTTCGTGAAGGGTGTGCAGGGTGGCACATCCGCTTTTTATCCCCCTGTGAATTTAGTAGCAGGGGGAACAATTAAGCAGGAAAAACATTCGGCATTTTGCCTATCCTTATTCACATTGCAGCAAAGCACCCAGCGACTGAGATAAGTGTGGTTGCTGAATCAATGCCACACCTTAAGCGCGGTGCAATGAAAGACTTCAAAAAGATAATGATTTCGACAGGACGCTGGCAGGATTCACATTGGAACGCAAGCGACTTTAAATACACGTTCGGAAATAAATCAGTGATTGAGTTCTTTTCTGCTGACAACGATTCAAAACTACGTGGTGCAAGACGTGATTACCTATACATGAATGAGTGTAACAACATGACGTTCCACGCTTACACTGAATTAGCATCCCGTACCAAAAAAGGCGTGTACTTAGATTGGAATCCCGTCAATGAGTTCTGGTTTCACGAACACTTGCAACACGATGAAGATGTTGATTTTATCATTGTAAACTACCAAGATAATGAAGCGTGTCCTGAAAGCGCGTTGAAGTTCATCCTAAAGGCAAAAGAGAAAGCGAAAACTTCTGCTTACTGGGATAATTGGTATCGCGTTTACGGGCTAGGTGAAATCGGAAACTTAGAAGGGGTTGTATTCAATAACTACCAACTAATTGACACAATACCACAAGAGGCGCGTTTGATTGGTTTAGGGCTTGACTTTGGTTATTCAGATGATCCAGCCGCGTTAATTGAAGTTTACACTTACAACGGAAAGCGAATACTAAACGAAAAGGTGTACAAGAAAGGAATGTTAAACGATATGATTGCGCGCGAAATACCAGACGGTGTAATTGTGTATGCAGATTCAGCAGAGCCGAAATCTATTGCAGAAATACAACGATACGGCAAAATGATTCGAGGCGTAACGAAGGGCAAGGATTCAATTAACTACGGAATAGGTGTAATGCAAAGGCAGGATTATTTGGTTACAAAGAACAGCCTGAATTTAATAAAAGAATTGCGTAATTATACGTGGGCAAAAGATAAACAAGGAAACACACTAGCAAAACCTGTAGACACATTTAATCACGCTATTGATGCGGTACGTTATCACGAAATGGAAACGCTAGGAGTAAACGCGGGTTACGGACAATATCACATTTATTAATATGAAAGTAGAACTAACAATACCAAGCGGGTTGCATGAGATTACATTGCAACAATACCAAGAATACGTGAAGCAAACCGAGAAGTTTGCAGACAACGAGGAAATGATGAAACTTTGCGCTATCAGTTGCTTTTGTCGTGTGCCGTTGCAATACGTTCGGCTAATGAAGAAAACAGACGTGGATTCAATTCATGATGCTATCGCCGGTTACTTCAAAGAAAAGCCATCTATGCAACCTATAATCGAAATAGGCGGTAAACGTTTTGGATTCATTCCTGAATTACAAAGTATGTCTTACGGTGAATACTTAGACTTAGATGCGAACTTTAAAGATTGGGCAACATTTCACAATGCAATGGCTGTAATGTATCGACCAACAAAGACAATCAAAAAACAAACGTATGAAATTGAAGATTACGAAGGCAGTGCCACTTATTCAGATGTTATGCTTCACGTTACAATGGATGTCGTGTTTGGTGCTTCGCTTTTTTTTTATCATTTAGGGAAAGACTTACTAAACGCTTTAGCGGACTTTTTAGAGATCGAGAGCAAGAGTTTGAGGACTTTAGCGAAGCAACACAATTCGGAAAACGTTGGGGAGCATATCAGTCAATCTATGTCCTCGCTAAGGGAGATATTACAAAGTTTGATGCTGTTACAAAAGAGCCACTATTTAAGTGTTTCACCTATCTAGAGTTTGAAAAGGAGAAAGCAGAAATCGAATATCGACGAATGCAACGACAAATGAAGGCGGGAATGTAACCCGCTTTTGTTTTATACACATTAACGAAAAGCATATTTTAAAAATAAAACGATGTCATATTTTCACGTCATAAACACAATAAAAGACGCGCTACTTTTAGAGCCTTTTTGCAATACGGTTACAGAGGGGGACTTATACGAAGTTGATCTAAAAAAGCAGACCATATTTCCACTATCGCACATCGTAGTTAACAGTGCATCATTTGAGGAAAACGTAATTCGATTTAACGTGTCTATTATCGCGATGGATATAGTTGATATTTCAAAAGATGTGGAGTATAGCGTATTCAGAGGCAATGATAACGAGCAAGACGTATTGAACACCCAATTGCTTTTACTTAATCGCGTTTATGAGCGCATTTCGCGTGGTGACATTTACAGCGCGAACTTTCAGATTGACGGTGGCAATACGTGCGAACCATTCAGAGAAAGGCACGAAAACAACCTAGCTGGCTGGACAATGACATTTGACGTGCTTACACCAAATGAAATGACTATTTGTAACGTGCCGAACTAATGGATAAAGAAGAAACATACAACGCTTTAAAACGCTTTCAGCAATATGTTGTCAGAGAATCTAGGAGCAACCTTAAACGGATGAAAAAGAATTCATCTAACAAGCTGTACCAATCAATCAAAGGTAGCGTAAAGGTAAACGCAAATAGTTTTGAATTGGATATTGAAATGCTGCCTTATGGTCAATTTCAGGATAAGGGAGTAAGCGGTAAAAAGAAAAAGTACAATACACCGTATTCATACAAAGACAAGATGCCACCAGCGCGTGCATTTGACAAGTGGGTTGTGCGTAAAGGCATAGCACCACGAAACAAGCAGGGACAATTCCAAAACAGAAAGGGCTTGTCTTTTGCGATTGCTCGCGGTATTTACATTAACGGAATCAAACCGAGTTTGTTTTTTACAAAGCCGTTTGAGAAAGCATTTAAGAAACTTTCGCCAGAATTGGTTGAGGCTTACGGTTTAGACGTTGCAGAATTAATGGAATTTACACTACCAAACTTAAAATAACATGGCAAGAATTTACGTGCGTTCACCGTACATTATTGAAATAAACGTACCACTACAACAGTCTACAAGTATTGAACTGTACATTTGGAATGGAACAGGAGCAGCACCACTGTCACCACAATACACACTATCCAAGAACGTACCGAGTGCAAGCAACGTGCAAACGCTTTACAATATTTCAAACTATGTACGTGAGTATTTGACACATTCAAGCGTTCAAAGTATTTACGCTGCATCCGTAGACACGCCAGATACGCAGTGGTGCAATGTTGTTGTAAAGAAATATAGCGACGGTGTTTTGCAAGGTACGGAAACACACAAAGCCTTTGACGGTTACGGCTATTATTCAGAAGGTTCAAACTTGGACAACGGAATAGTGTCAATTGACGAGGGTACATATTACTATTACGATACAGGAGTAACACCCGTTACAAACCCTTTATACTATGCTGGATTTTTCAGAACGGCAAACGCTTCTGGAAATGTTTGGTACACCAATTTAAGAACAGGAGCAACACAAACAACAGGTTTTACAAGTGATCCAAAAGACCACGCTTGCGTTTACAATACATGGTATGCAGATGGTAATAAGGTTGAAATTAAGAACGTGTTAAACACTGTTGTTTTATTCACCTTCTACTTTAGACCAATTACAGAATGCCGTTACGAAGTGGTTACATGTGATTTCGTAAACAAGTCGGGCGCGTGGCAAAGGACGTTTTTTTACAAGGCATCATTGGAAACATTGGAGGTAGACAATGCAGAGTACAACCTAATGCAAACCGATTCATTGAACTATTCAATTTATGAAGGTCAACGTCAGGTATTCAACGCAAATGGTAAAGAGTTCATCCGAGTTAATACGGGATTTGTGAATGATGACTATGCAGAGGTTTTGAGACAGTTAATGCTAAGCGAGCGAATCATGATTAACAACCAACCAGCGAAAGTGCGCACTAAGTCACTAGAGAAACAAAAGCAAATCAATACCAAAATGATTAACTACACCTTAGAGTTTGATTATTCATTCGACACAATAAACAGCGTAGTGTAATGAAAAGAAGCGTACAAATTAGGATTGAGGGATATTTGCTTGACTTATTCGACGATGAGAAAATAAGCGTTTCTTCATCTGTTCAGAATATCAGTGATATTGCTTTTGTATTTACGGATTTCTCACAGTCTTTTACCGTTCCAGCATCACCAAATAACAATTGGATATTCGAGCATTTCTACGAATCAGATGTGGATGGTGTCATTGATTATCAGATACGACGAACGGCAGTAATCGAAGTTGATTTAACGCATTTTCGTTCTGGAAAAATTCAACTAGAAAAGGCAAACGTAAAGAACGGAAAACCACACTCTTACTCGCTTACTTTCTATGGGGATGTTATCAGCTTAAAAGATGCGATAGGTGAGGCGAAACTATCAGATTTGGACTTCACACCGTATGCACACACGTATAGCGGTGCAGAGGTTTTAACGCGCATTCAGTCGGACGGTTTGCCGATTACATATCCTTTAGTAAGTTCATCGCGTTTGTGGGATTATAACGGAGCAACACCCGCAAACAATATCGATACGACAGGCGGTGCAATTAACTTCACTGAACTATTCCCTGCGATTAAGAACACGGCTATTTTGGAGCGTATAGAAAACGCGTACGGGCTTTCGTTTACAGGTAACTTTATAAATGATCCACGTTTCGAGCGTTCGTTTTTGTATTGCAAAAATGCCCAAACGTTTCAGTACACAACACCTGCACAACAGATAGATGTGCTTACAGTTTCTGGTGCTTTGGCATCTTCAATAAACACAACCACAAACGAACTTACTGTTGAATACCAACCAACAACCCCAACCAACCAGCCAATAGCGAGCGGGATTCACCAGCTTACGCTAGGTATTCAAAACGTTACAGTGCCGAGTGCGATTTACTATATTGATGTGATTGCCAACGGAAATATAGTTTCCACTTTGAGCGGTTCAGGGAATGCGCAGTTTACCGTTTTTCAAATAAACAATACACCGTCACTAGACACTGTCTACACATTCAACATTCGCACTAATCAGGCAATGTCTTTAAAGCCTGTTTTAATTT